AGAAGTCAATGCTCTTTGGGAAGAGAAACAAGATTCGATTAGAGAGCTTCTTGGCAAATCAGAAAGAATTAAGGAAGTTGTAGACATGACAGATTTTTCATCATTCAGTAGTTCATTAACATCAGCTAAGAATGTTGCAAATACTTTGTTCAATCAGATGCTCGAATGGATTTATAAGCAAGTGAATTTGCCTTTTCACAATGATTTTCCCGCCAGTACTGCTTTATTGTATTATTTGGTTTGGAAAAATACTGATAATGTCACACTTCAGTTTATGCTTATGATTGATATTCTTGGAACAATTGGAATTGTTGATGTAGCACTTGCAGCTATCAGAACTGTTGGCCATATATTGGGTAATATGTGGGATAAAGTCACAAATGTTACTATGACAGAGAATGATCTTGAATTGTTGTTAGGATCAATGCAGACCAAGACAGCGAAGAATTTGGACAAAGCAAAAGAGAATATTGCTACAGTACCTGAACCGGAATTTACACCTGAAGATATTTCCACTTGGGATAAGATCATGCATGCAGTTAATTCAAATAATATTGCACTTATAGGACTTGTTGCTATGGGAATTGGAACAGCATTTAAATTGTCGACTAAGAACTATAATTGCAATATTGTTGGAAATGGAATTGTTGAAACCATGAAAAATCTTTCTTTTATTGGAGGAGGAATGCTCATGGTTCCAAAAATTTATCAGATGTTTGTTGGCATTGTCAAATGGATTGTTGATGAAGTTAAAGGTTTAGTAATAAAAGATCATATTACTAAGTATAATATGAATAAGAAGGCCATAGATTGGTTGAAGCAAATTACACCATTTATTTCAGATACGGTTTTGAAGATATTGCCCAGGAGTCCTGACTTGTGTTTGAGTTGGTTGATGTTAGAGAAAGAGTATGCAAGTATTTATGCTCGATCAACAGATCTTGATAAAGAGCTTAGAATTGCTTTTACAGCCCACGCGAAGATATTCCTTTCTAGGAGTGAAAAAGTGCACGTTGCTTTGGTTAATATGTTTCCAGCTGATGAGATATTCCATGTTCAATTTTATTCAAAACCAGGAATGGGAAAGACAGATCTTGCTCATGGAGTTATTGATACTTTAACAAAGACAGATACGAATGTGAATATTGATAGAGCAATGACTATGGAAGGTGAAGTTCAAAGAAGTCTGATTATAAGTGCCATATTTAAGGATAACACATTTTCTGATACATATTCCTATAATGAGAACCTGAAATACATGGATGGATATTACGGACAGATGGCTCTGTATCTTGATGATACTAATGTTTTTACAAATACACCAGCCGAACAAATTGTTCAACTTATGTATATCTGTTCAGGAAATACGGTTCTTGCTAACATGGCAGATGTTGCAGAGAAAGGTAGACCTATAGACAGCAGAATTATGGTCTCAAATACGAACAATCCTTGGATGAAACCACAATATATGGCTGATTTTGATGCTTTATGGAGAAGAAGAATTTTGATTGAGGTTGTTCCAGTCCCCGAACTTGCAGAATTGATTAAGGCATCAGATAAAGATGCTGTTATTGTTATTGGAGAATATTGCGAAACAAAAAATTTGAATAGAAGCAAATGTGAGCATTTAAGATTCAATGTTCTTAATTCATGTACGAATACAGGTGTTATTACGACAGTTGATGTGCCTACACCCGAAGGCAATAAGATCGTTCAGCTCAAGGATATGAATTACTCACAGCTATCACGTTTTTTGGCTCAGAAGTATGTTACCCATATGGGTACGGAATGGAAAAGATCTACAGAAAAATCTCCAATAATGTCGAAGTTGAAGATGTATTATCAGGCCCTTGCAAAGAATAACGTTGCTGGTTACACTGGAGATGGTACTAGAGGTTATATGGCCAAAGGCGTCAAAATTGTTACTGATTATTACAACGAGATTGTTGAGAAAAAGACTCTTAAGAATATTAAAGAAGCTCATGATGATTGGGGCTTAACAGAAGATGATAAAAAGCACATGATAAAGATCTGGGCTGACAGAAAGAATTTGGAGTTGGAATTTATAAATGATTATAATAATGGAGCCGATCTTGAGGAAGTTGTCAAAGCTATGTTGCCGTCAAACAAATCAGGAAAGACTACTTATCATTCATTGCATAAAGGTAAAGATCAAAATGATACACCTATATTCTACATGCTTCCATCAGCAGAACCTCATTGCTATAATATGGATGGAGCTAATTGGCTCAATGTTGTTGCCACTAAGATGAATGTTGCAGGTAAGGTTAAAGACGTGTTTGCTTATCAAGCCACTGCTTTAAATCCAGCTGAGGAACAAGCCATTTTAGGTTTGTTATTGGACATTGATTCCATTTCCCCCATTCATAGAAGTAGCTATGTAGAAAAGAAGGTCAACAAGTGTAGACAAGATCCTATTAAGTATACTTATATGGAGGAGATGAAGTATTATCTCACAAAATTAGCTGATGTATCAGCCCGTTTGAGTTATTGGATTTACGAAAAAGTGTGTAAATACGTTGGTAAACCATTGCTTAATGGAGCTTTGACGATGTTAGGTTTGTGTGGATTGTTTTTCACAGCTTCCGTTATAGGTTCGCTTCTTGCTCCTGATCCAGTTTCCTATAATCAACAAGGGAAAAGATCTATTATTCCTGGAGTTCCATCCCCTGGAAATCGGGGAACGATAATAAAAGTATCACAAGACAATTCTCTTCTCAATAAAACAACACGATCATGTATGAAG